GTCGAGGACGACGACGAATAGAACGCCTTCTGAAAGCCATATTGCCTTTTTTAGCGAAGTCTGATAGCTTGAGTCTCTTTGGATCGGGTCCTCCAATTAATTGGAGTGTAGCTGGGCGCTTCCGTGAAACGTCTAAGCCGTTGATAACTGCCGTATTTAGGAATGAAGAGGGAGCGAGTGTCGCTATTGGTTGATAAACCGAACCTGCAACAGCGCGTGAAATCCAACCTTCTGCCATCGAAATGTTTTTCGATTGCGCAGCTTCCTTATATAAGGGGGGCGAGGGTGGCGGGTGGAAGATGGGTAATATTATGCCATCTTCCTCGTTCGCCTATGACGGAGTTCACGTTTTCCTCACGTACCCGCAGTGCGCTCTTGAGCGATCAAAACTACGAGATTTTTTCTTGGCGATCGAACCCAACGCAAACTACATCGTTGCTCGTGAGTTGCACGATGATGGGTCTCCTCACCTACACGCTTACGTGCACTTTGGACGACGCCGACGATTCGCCGACGCCAGGGCTTTTGACGTGGAAGGATACCATCCTAACATACAGAAGCCGCGTAGTGCCGCCCATTGCATTACCTACTGCCGCAAGGAGGATACTGAACCGCTGGTCTCAGAAGGTCTTGACGCCGTGCACGGAAACGTCGGCGGATGGGCAGAGGTGCTTGAAATGTCGCAAACTCGCGACGCATTTCTTGGAGCTGCACGAGAGCGCTTTCCACGAGATTACGTTCTCAGCCTTGAGCGCCTATTATTCTTTTGCGAGTGGAAGTTCGGACGCGACGAGACTCCATACGATGGAAGAAGAAGAGATGAGTTCCGAGAACCTCTATCCTTGACTGAATGGTGTGCGAACCTTGTGGAGGTAAACATGGTTGATTCGTGCCGGGGGGGCCCCAGTCCCCTCCCTCCTCGTTCGAATATCCTCTCATGCCTATATTGGCTAAGTTTCTTAGGGGTTGGAGCGTCCGCGCTCGCTCGTTCTTGTTGGAGAATCTCGTCTCGGGAAGACTGAGTGGGCACGATCTCTTGGCCCGCACATGTACTTCTGTGGACAATTCAACTTGGACGACTGGGATGAAAGCGCAAGATACGTCGTACTCGATGATTTCAACTTCAAATTCTTTCCGCAGTGGAAGTCCTTTCTTGGATGCCAGAAGCGATTTGTGCTCACCGACAAGTACCGAAAGAAACGTACCGTCTCATGGGGAAAGCCGTGTATCGTCTGCGGGAACAATGACGATGACGGAAATCCTTTCAGAGCTCTTCCCAGAACTCACTTAGGATGGCTAGAAAAAAATTGTGATTTTGTGGAGATAGTTCTCCCTTTATTTGAATAAATTCAAGGATCACGGTAAAAGACCATAGACTGATGTCTCATAGTAACTACGGTATCGGTACTGGTTCCAGTGTTACCTGCGATACACTGGACTACCCACCAGTACGTCCCGTACTTGTAACGTGTGTTTGTACCAGCAATTGGACCTTGTAACGCGTCTTCTACCTGCATCATTTTACGAATCGGTACGTAACACTTGAAAAGTGTAGGAAGGGCAAGAGCACTGCCTTCAACATCTCCAGAGGGGTTAACTGGGATCATCCAGGAGCGGATAACCTTATGACGGGTAGTATCAAAAGGGGCTGTATAGCCTAGTCCGACAAATGGAACGGCTGTGTTCTGGAAGAACCGAGGGTTGGTATCGGGTGGAACCTGTACTGGGTTAGTAATAGCGGTCGTTGTATTTCCGAACGCGGTAAATCCTGTCTGAAAACCGTCACCTTGATCTTTCGAAAACAATAGAGTAATACGGACGATAGCAGCAGTTGCAGGAGGAGTAGTTGTATCCATGGTAAGTTGTCCACGTAGGCTGAGAGCCTTAAGCCAGAACTGGTTGCCATTGAAACGATCCTCTTCATCGCCATGGGCCATTCCAGATATAGGAGCTTGAACATAGATGACACGAGTTGTACCATCTCCTTCAGCCAAGCTGGTCGGAGTAGTACCGTCGTCGACAACAGATACGCGTTTCTCTAGAGATCTAAAGATGACGCGTTTAACACGTTTAGCAAAGCCTCCGCGGCGAATCCCACGTCTTTTACGCAAACGACGACCACGTCGAGGACGACGACGAATAGAACGCCTTCTGAAAGCCATATTGCCTTTTTTAGCGAAGTCTGATAGCTTGAGTCTCTTTGGATCGGGTCCTCCAATTAATTGGAGTGTAGCTGGGCGCTT